TCAATCGTCAGTGAGCGAGGCAAACATATCAACCTGACGGCGTGCAATCTCATCCTTTCGCACCGCCTTGACGATCTTGTAGATCCACTGGAGCGAGACGGCATACTTCCGCGCCAGCTCGCTGTGGTTGGTTCCATTGAATTCGTCGTAGATTTGTCGATCACGACGGCTCAACTTGACCGATAGGCCCATCGGGAAATACAGGTTCTGGCCGCCCCAGTGCGCAGCCATGCGGTCAGAGACTTCCTGCGCCACATGGCGAGCGGCATCTGCCTCCATCGACACCAGTTCTACGAGCGCGACTGCAATGTGTTCGGTGAGATCCGTCAGCAGTTCCGGGCCTTTGCTTCTGAACTCTGTCATACACCCTCCTGTACGGCGGCCGGGGCCGGCTCAATACGTTGCTGCCATTGCTTCAGGCTTTCGATGACGCGGCTGGCCTGCGAACCCTTGAGCCATTGCAACGCTGCAACGCCAGTCAAGTTCAGAACGAACTTCGCTAGCGCCTCCTCGGACGGATCGCGCACCGCACCGAGGCCGTGAAGGGTCAGCCACAACGACCGGATCTTCCGCGACTGGCCGTCGTCAGCCTTCGGACGCTGCTGTGCTTTCTTTGGACGAACCGTAAACCCGCGCTGCTTGAGTTGCTCCAAAACCCGTTGCAGTTTTGGAACGCTCAAGTCAGCGGAGGACGTCGCGCCGTCCAATCCCGTCATGCTGGCCAACATCAGGCGGAAGGTGTCGTCATCCATGCGTAATTCGCGCCGGGCAACGTGGATCAGCTTGATCAAAGACAGCCGGGCTGGGTTGGTAGGCGCTTTTTTCACTGGGCACCTCCGGGCCGTGAGCGCGGGCCGCCTTGCCGCTCATTCCGGTCTGCGTGGATCTGCTGCCGGATCTTGCTGCATTTAACGTGGTTTCCTACGGAGCGAGGCCATTGGCATTGGTCGCAGATCGCCTGGAACTCCAGCACTCCGGATCTGAGTTTTCCTGTGCTTGTTGAGGCCATGTTCAACCTCCTGCGGTCAGATCGGGGGCAGTCCCGGACAGTTCGACTACGGCGCGAATAAAGTCTGAAGAGGCGGCAATCTCTGTCTGCAACGCCGCGTAGGCTTTACGCTTTGCCATACCGCCCAAGGCACGCAGTTCAGTGAACCGTTTCGCCGCCGTCTGGGCTTTGAGGTCTTGTAGTTGTTGAGACATGTCACACCCCCGCCAAATCAAGTGAGATGGCTTCATAACGGTCGGTATCGCCAACGCGCTTGTAGAAACGGACATAGCTCCGACTACCCGCAACCTGAATTGCATCGCCGATAGCCTCCATCGCCTTTTTCCAGCGCGGGTCGTCAATATCATGCCGCCGGAGCGACAGGATTCGGGCCGTCCGCAGTTCGCCGTTGCGGTCGGCTCGGAATGCGTCATTGATCAGCACTTTGACGCCGGGGTGCGAGTTGGCCGTCCATTCGTGGGCGCATTCATCGAGCAACGCCTTGGCCGACTGAAGGTGTTCGTTGAACTCGATCTGATCCTGGTTGGCACGCATCAGCTTGTAGCGCCCGTCGAAACTGACAAGGGTCAAATTGCCCTTTGTGCCACGCGATACAACGCCGTACTGCTCTTTGCTGATCTGCAGCAGCGCATCAATCTCGCCGAAAATATGCGCTTTGAAGTTGAGCAACGTCGCGCTGATAACCAAGGCTTGGTCAACGGCATCCGTCACCACCTTGTCGCGCAACAGATCCGTAGGCTTGATAGAGGCCTCGGGCACCATGCGCCCGAGGGCGTCGACGCGGTAACCGGGCGGGATTTGCAGAGCGTCATTGTTGGCCATTGGTTTTACTCTCCAGAAGTTGGCGGAGCTGTTGCGCAGCACGCCGGCAAGTTTCATCAGCGCCCAAACCGCTGACCTGTACCGCCAGGCGTTCAACGCCGCCGGCTTTGTCGTAAACGGTAACGACCCAGTCGCTGACCCGGTTGTAGCCAATCTCCAGCCACAGGAACGGCATCACCCCGTGAGCCTGATCGAAGGCGTCCAACAGCTCTGCCTGCCGTACAACGCGTTCGCCAGAACGAATGTCCAGAGCGATCAGCGCCCGGCGAAGATGCCGGCCGGCATCGTAAAACCGGCTTTCAGCGATAGCGGCGCTGGCCGCTGCTAGATGTTCGGAAGGCACAGATGGGCGGTGAACATGCTCAAGCACAGTTGAAACGTGCTTCATGGCGTCTGCCCAAGACATGGTTGGCAACTCCGTCCACACAGCGTCTTGCAAGGCCTCAATTGAGGCGTTCAGTGACTGACTCATTTGTCCTGCTCCTTGACCAGGGTGAACCAGACAACGCCGACGCCCCGGATCGATGCGGTGTTGCGGGCGAGCCGCCCCTCAGCGTTGCAGCGCATGCCGCGAAGTTCGTGCCCAAAGCGCCGTGACAGAAGTTCGAGGCTATCGGGGTCAACAAAAATCTTGTTGTCCAAAAGCACCAATGCCTTGATGACAATTCCCGCCTCACGCATGTCGCGGGTCAGGCCGTTGAACGCGGCCAGTTTTTTTGGATACTCTTCAGCGAGGATGCTCAGCGGCTGCGCCTGAGCCGGAGCTACAAGGTGTAGAGCGGCCATGTCACACCCCCTTGACTACATCGGCGGTGACAATTGGCACGCCGAGATGCGCGGCCAAGTTCAGTGCTGCGATCATCAGGTTGCCGATGGCCAGCGGGTACAGCAGCGAAACAGTTTCGTCGCGGCCGCCATTGCGTTTCGGCTGAGACAGGCGCGCTGCAATTGCATCAATTCCCCCCTGATCAATCACCTCGTCAAGGGTCTTGCCCGCCCGGTCAAAGCGGAACTTCAAGAAGTCCTCCAGCCGGGAGGCTTCAATCGGCGTGAGCGTGACCCGCTCACAGCGCTGCACCACTTCGCGCACATCGGCATTGCGCTCGCTAAGCTTCACGCCCAGCTCGGGCTGGCCGATCATGATGATGCTGACCAGTTTGGTGAACCCGACCTCCAGTTCAAGGATGCGCTTAAGGTGCTTTAGCGTAGGAATCGGCAGGCTGTGAGCCTCCTCAATGACCAGGCAATGGCGGTAACCGGCAGCGTGGGATTCCTTCAGCGCTTTATGCAATTGAGCGAACCGCGCCTCGGGGCTGCTCTTGGGTTTCGCCAGCGGCGCAACAGCGGCCATCATCGACTCGGCAATGTGCGTGCTTTTCAGGGATTTTCCCTTGGTGTCATTGTCCTCAGACGCCAGCACGTAGGGTTCAATAATGATCACCGGGTCGTTGTTTTCGGCGATACGGTTCACCAGATCGCGGCGCAACGTGCTCTTGCCCGCTCCCGATTCTCCTTCGACCGCGAGGAAGCCGCCGTGGCGGGCGGTCTGGTACATCACTTCCCGCACATAGCGAATATCAGGGCTCACCCACATGTCCTGGGCGCACTGCAACTCGTCGAAGGGATCGCGGAACAGGCTGAACGCTTTACGGGTATTTGGCTGAATGGTCTGTTTTGGCAGTAACATAGGTTCGTCCTCCCCGGACGGCTCTTTCTTAAGGGCCGGATCTGCCGTGTTGGCGCACGGCAGATCCACTTCTTCAAATGCGTTGGCGATATCGGCGTCGTTGGCGCCGGACTCGGTCAGGAACACACGAATGCGCCCCTGTAGTTCGTCACTGTCCAGACTGCGCGGCCAGTGCCCGTGGTTCAGCAATTGGGCGACCGTGGCGCCGCTGAGACTCAACGACTCGGCCAAGGCCGATTGAGGGCGGCCCACGTCCTGTAGGATTTTCTTCAGCTTCAACATCACTCACCTCCAACCGCTGCCAGCACCAGGCTGAACGGTTTGCGCATGACCTCAACGGGTCGTTTCAGCTCCGCCTCGACGGCGTCGAGCTGCTCTTCGGGAACTCCTTGCGGGTAACGCTGCTGCAGCCAACCAAACGTTTCCGACGTCCAGAGGTTGCCCAGGCGCGGGCGCAGCAGCTTCGCGGCTTCAACGTGGCTTAGTGGGGCAAGCTCGACAGTTGGGGCGTTGACGTTGAGGCTGGTGCCGCGCCTTGGCATGTAGGCCGGCAGCACGGTGTCGTTAACGTGTTTGTGCGGATCGATCAGGCCGCCGAACGGAATGGCCTTGGCCTTGCGGGCTGCTTCGGCGTCCGCCTGATTGGTGGTGCCAGTCGCGATTTGCTCCAGCACTTTGCGCGAAAGCTGGGCCGGCGTTTCGGCGTGGCGCTTGTACGTTTCGCCAATGGTGGCGGAAGTTTCGGCAAAGCCGAACTCATCCACGCCGATCCGCTCGATGACGTGGTAGTTCTCGCGGCCATCGGCCCCAACCAACACGGCAATGGCCGTGTCCTTGTCGCGCCAGCAGTTGCGGGTGATCAGCAGTTTTTCGCCGACCATCACTTCCGGCACCGAACTGACATCGAACTGAGCGCCCCGGAACGAGACACGCAGCAGGTTGCTGACTTTGCGGTATTCCGGGGTGCTGACGGCCAGCTCTCGGCAGACCTCAACGTTTGGCGCGAGGCGCAACTGCTCCTGCCGGATCAATTGCCAGACGCCGTACCGGCTGCGCCGGGTGCGGGTATGGATGGAAGTTGCGTTGAAGTAACGCATCCACTTGCCCGCCCACGCGTTGATCTGCTCCAGGCTTTCCGCTGCCTCAAACTTGAGCGCGCTTTCAAACTCGCGCTCGACGATGTTGTGAGCCTGTTCAACCTGGCCCTTTGCCCGAGCATTGCCGACCTGGTTGATGATCAGGTCGATGGACATGGCGCGACAGAGGTTGCGGAAAATGCCGCTGGTCATTGCCGCGCCGGGGTCGGTCATCAGCATCCACGGCACGCCGTGGAATGGGTCTGACTCGCCGCGCTTCTGCATTGCATTTATCAGCACGTTGCACAGGTTCTCGGCCGATTCGGCGCCGAGTACGTACTCGACAAACAGAGTGCCGCTGGTGTGGTCTGTGATCACGTAGCGCCACAGCCGCTGGCGCTCGATCTTCTTGAGGTTGCCGGGCTTACCGTCGTAGAACTCGGCCTTGTTCATCACCCGCGCCCCGTCATCTGCCAGATAGAACTGGGTAGAGATCGACGCGTCCACTTGCCAAACGTGGTTCGGGTGTTTGCTAGCCAGCGACACCGCCGGGGCATCGTGCAACAGTTGCTCGGGGTGCAATTTGTAGGCGCGCAGCGCCCGGCTGATTGCGCCGCTGGTCAACGGGCTGAGTACGCCTGTTTGTTCATCCACGCGGCCGGCGACGATCATGTTGTTACTGCGCAGCCGCTCTACGGCCCGTTCGATGGTGGACAACTGTTTGTTGTTGGCGCGGATCGATTCCAGCAACACGGCGGATATCATCCGGGCTTCTTCAATCGGCAGCGCGCTGCAACCGGCATCACTGCGGCGCTTGCGAGGTTTAGCCACGCGGATCTCCTTCAACTTGCGCTGCAGGGTTTGAAGGGACACACCCAGCTCGGCAGCGCCCGCTTGGTAAACGGCGGTACGCTGGCCGTGCGGGGCGTTCTCTGCACGTTGGGCGATTTGGGCCAACTGCTGGATCTGGACCGGGTTCATGGCTTAAGCCTCGTCCGCCGTCATCCACGCGGGGGCGCTGCCCTCGGCGTGTTCGGGCAGGTTGAACTCGCTGCGGACGGTGGCGAGGGAGACCTCTAATTGTCGTATCAGATCCGCCTGATAACCCCGGTGGTCTTCCCCGTTCGCGGCGCCGTGTTTAGCCATCTGAGTGAACCCATCGCGCAGCTCGCCGAGAATCTTGGCCTCGACCTCAAACTGGATGCCTACGACCTCGGTGCGCAGGTCTTTGATGACATCGTCCGGCGTCGCGGTTTGGATGCGTTTGCGGTTTTTCTCCAGCTCCTGCTTGGCGCTGTCCAGTTCCTTGGTTTTTTTCGCCATGACTTCGCTTTGGGCTTCGTAGTCGGCGTTGACGTCATCGATCCGCTGAGTCAGCGCCTCTTTTTCCTTGGCATTCTTTGAAATGATTTCTTCGGCAAGGTCGAGAAATGCCTCTTTGTCGCCGGCCTTGGCGACTTCAATGAGTGCGGCTTGTTCGTTTTCAGGAAGGCGCCGATATTGGCGCAGTTCGCGGTAGCCGATACCCATGCGTGACATCGAATCAAGTGCTTCCTCGCCGAAGGCACGAAGGTTGGCAATGTCCCGGTCAACCTGGTCAACCGAGCGGCCCAGCAAGGCGCAGAACTCGTCCCATGTGCCGTTAAGTATTTCCGCACCGTGCGGACTTTTGCGCCCGGCAATGGCCCGGTAGAGCTTGTTTTCCTTGACGAAAGCCAGTTTGGAAGTCCGCACCGTGCGGGAAAACTCCTCAAATGCGCCGGCCATTTGAGCCTGCCCCAGCAACTGGTTAACCATGTCGCGTTCGTCGCTGTGCGAGGCTTGGATGGTTGCCATTGCATTCTGGTTGGCCGTCAACATTTCGCCGTCCAGAACGGGCAAATCAGCGACTTCTACGGGTTGGGTTTTGGTACGTGCCATGGGGTTCTCCTTAGCTCATCGATCCAGCGGCAACGCGCTGGTTGATTTCATGTAGTCGGCCGGTCAGGCGGGCCATGTGTTCGGCGTGGGCCTGGGCGATTTGCAGTAACGCGATGGAATGGGCAAACCGGCCGTTATCCAACTTCACCGCGAAGCCTTCTTCGATCAGGGTCTGAACCGCCCGAGTGACGTTGCTCGGGCTATCTCCCGTTATCTGGGCCAGATCGTTGTTGCTGATGCCCGTGACCGTGTGCCCCTTCAGCGCTTTGAGAACGCGCAGGACTCGGCCTGCGCCGGATACGGTGCGGCTCATGGCTGGCCCTCCAGTTCAAGTTGCGGGTTTTGGGTTTGGGTGACATTGCCCCGGTGCCAGGCAAGCCCTTCCATTGCGGCTTGAATTGCGGCCAAGGCCTCATCGGCGTCGCAGTTCTGCGCGTAGAACGCCAGTAGCTTGCCGGCCGCCGTGGTGAGTACTTCTTGCAGGGCTTGGGTGTCCTGCGCGGTGCAGTGACGACCTGTTGGGATAGCAATGGTCAATTGACCAGCGCTGGCGGCGATCCAGCGGGTGACGTAATCGCAGCCACAAGCGCGTTCGTAGGGGCGGATCAAGTTGGCCGGCATGCGGCCAGTTTGTAACCATTTGTAGACTGACCAGTGATCCGCGACCCCCATTTCATCAGCGATCCGATCCACGCTTTTGTTGTGAATTTCCTTCGCGAAGTCCTTACACAGCTCAAGCGCGTGGCGTAGGGACGTCGGCTGCATGCTTTTCCAGCGGCGGCGGCTCATTGGAATGTTCCTACACGGGCGTCTTCCAAACAAAAAGCCGGTTTGCACATATGCAAAAGGATTACAGCGGGTGCAAATTTTTGGGGTACATTCGCAAACGTGGACATGAGAAATGACCGACCGAATTGAAAGGCTAGAGGCACAAGTGAACGCATTGGCGCAGGGCTGGTTGCGCCTTGCCGCGATTCTTGAAGTTGAGGGGCTAGTAGCGCCGGGGCGTATTGACCGAGCGTTAAAACCCGTTCAGTGGCCGGGGCAACCGATTGAGGCCGAGGCAACAAAAACACTTGCCTGGCTGTGTGATCAGTTGGCTGAAGCGCGTGATGCTCGCCGGACTTCCGCTGGAGGGTGATCATCAGGCGGCCATCGCTGGTGATGGTTTGAGGCCGAGCTTTACGGCGATGTCATGAGCCTTGCCATAGTTGGCTTTGGCTTGGCCGTTGAGTACGCGGTACACCTCGTTACGGGTGTAGCCGTTTTCGGTAGCCCATTCGGTGATGGTTTTGCCTCGCTGACGAAAGTTTTCTTTCACCTGGTCGGCGGTTAGGGCTTTGGCATGGGTGGCCATGGTGGTGGCTCCTGTGATGCAAAGATGATTGCTGTTTGTTTGAATTATTTTGGTGGGATATATACACCGTGTCAACTGTTTTGGTGGAACAATTACACCTTCGCCTGCGCGAAGAGATCGACCGTTGCGGCCTGTCATTGGCTGCGGCGTCCCGCGCTGCCGGCGAAACAAGCCCGCAGCGCTTGAAAGAAGTGGTTTCGGGCCGGCAAAAATGCCCGGCCGACCTTGTGGCGAAACTGTTGGTTATTGGCGTTGACGCGCAGTACGTCTTGATAGGCGAACGCACTCAGGCCGCGAAGCCGAAATTGGCGCCCGATGAGGAAATGCTGCTGGATGGATACCGCGCCTTAGATGCGGCCAGTAAGAAACGAATGCTCGCCGGCATGATCTTGGGCGAGTCAGGCGGCGCCGTGGGGGCACAGGCGTCAACAACTACAAAAGTGTCTGGCTCAGGTAACCGTGTGGCGGGAAGGGATTTACATACTACGAAGGAATGAGGTGGGGAGATGCGCGTCGAAGGGAAAAACAACAGGGTAGCAATGCGGGACTACTACGAAAAACCGACCCTAAACCTGACGCCTGAGCAGCTCAAGGAGCTTTCAGTCAAACCCTGCGGAAGGTGCGAAGCACGACTTGTTGTAGCTGGCGCAAGTGTCTGCAATCACTGCCGCCGAACACGGGCAAATTATGACCGCCTGGCGCACTACGCGGCGGCGATTTTGTTCGCTTGGTGGGCGCTGATTCAACTTCATGGCAAAGAGGCCGTTATTGGCTTTTTTCGTTTCCTTGAACTCGGAATCATTTCCACAGCGTTGGTTTTGACCGGAGGGGTTCTTTGGAGGGTTGCCAGGGAGTGGTGGCTTCTCAACGGGGAAGAATTGCTAACGCTGATCAGTAAAGCAGTTAAGAATCGGATCAAATGACCATTATGAAAACCAACGCCGATATCAGCCAAGGGCGCTATTTGTTATTCCTAGATATTCTTGGTTTCAGCGAACTTGTGGAAACCAAGAGCCCTAAAGAAATTTACGCCATCATCGATAACGCACTTAAGGCCTTTGGGCGATGGGAAAAACTGAACGGGCTCTTCAAGACCATTTACTTCTCAGACACGTTCCTCTTCTATCAAGAACCCAAAGGTTATGGCAGTTGGGCTTTCTTGGACATTTATGCCATCGGTAGCATGGTCCTATCCGCGCTACTAGCAGCAGGTATTCCAGCAAGGGGTGCAATCTCATTTGGGGAGTTTGAGGTTGACTTTGACTCCACGGGCCGTCATCAAGTCTATTTCGGCAAGGCGCTGATAGAAGCTTACAAAGCAGAGCAGAAGGAAAAGTGGATTGGGATCACGATCATGCCTTCGGCATGGATGCCCTATGAAGCTGAGAAACCAGGAATAATTGACGCATTCGCGAGTGAAAAAGTATGGTCAAAGAGGGAGGACGGAGTTCTACTTTTGAATCCATTCATTAAGCTCCGCTCCTGGTATTCATCGGCATTGATTGGAGAGGTCGATAAACCGTACTCGCAATGGAATGCACCGGAATTTCCCAACGATATTCTTGGTTTCAAGTTTCTTCGGGAAGAAGCAGCTTCGTACGCGGCTAAAAACGACTTCACCAGTCCTGTAGCCATCAAATACCACACGACGATTCGCTTTCTTCAGTGCATACAGGGTCAAGGCCTCTATGACTGGGGCGAAGAAGCGGCCCTACCGGGCAACTTTTAATGTCAATGTAACTAGGTCCACAAGATAACTCAGTTAAACCCCTCCTCTTTAAACTCGATTAAAAGCCCTCCTGAACCACGCCGCCCATGATGGCGGCGTGTGTATTTCTGGCGCCCGAAAACAGCGGCGCCGTAACAGGAGGCGTCCATGCGACCCGAAAATCCTCGCGGAATCCGCAACTTCAATCCCGGCAACATTCGCCACGCCAAAGGCGTGCGTTGGCAAGGCATGGCCGCCTCTCAAGGCGACAACGAGTTTGTCCAGTTCACCGCCCCGCGTTGGGGGATTCGTGCAATTGCCCGCGTGCTGATTACCTATCAGGACAAACGCCTCGCCAAAGACGGCAGCCGGATCGACTCCGTGCGCGAAATCATTGAGCGCTGGGCGCCACCCACCGAAAACAACACCGAAGCCTACGTCTTGACCGTCGCTCGCGCCGTGGGGTTTGACCCGGACTTCGAAGGCGTTGACGTCTACGACTTTGATGTCATGCGCTCTCTGGTCAAATCCATCATTCGGCATGAAAACGGCGCCGGCCCATTACCAGGCGGCCAATGGTACGGCGACTCGATTATCGCGGATGGGCTGACGCTGGCGGGCATCGAGCGCGGCGCCACTCACGGCCGAATCGCAGGGCTAGCAGCATGAGGCTCATTTGCGGTTGGCGCCGCTGCTACAAGCTCTACAGCGTCCAGCTCGGGCTGCTGATCGCTTTCTTCGGTCTAGCCCAATTGGAACTGCTGCCAATGTGGGAAGCGCAGCTTTCGCCCAAGGCATACGCCGCGCTGAACAGCGGCTTAGCGCTGGCGCTGTTCATCGTCCGACTGATCAAGCAAGGCCCGGATCAGGAGGCGCTCAAATGAGGCTGAACCTGTTTGGCCGCGCTTTCAGCGCTCTGCTTGCCGGCCTGTTTTGTGGCCATTCTTGGGCCGGCGCTTATCACTCCCTCGGAACGTGGAGCGGCCCCCAAGTCGTCCGTTTCTGCCGCCAAGGCAAGACGGGAGTAGCCGCCGCGAAACGCCGCGCCCGGAAGTCCCGCAACTGCCGGAGACAACGCCATGGGCGCGCTTGATTCGATTGTCTGGCCGCGTCCCGCTCGGATTCTCGCCATTGCCTTTGCCTGCTTGTTGAGCGCAATTGCGGGCGGCGCTGCAACCGCCGGTTTTGCCTTCAACTACGCAACGGCGTTGGGGGACACAGACTTGGCGAACCTCAAAACCCAACAGGCAGAACGGGCCACGACAGCGGCGAATGAAAGCCGTGTTCTGCTGCTTCAACAGGTCGCACGCGTCAACGAGACCGAGGCGCAGGTGTACGCGGCCATCGACCAATTCGCCGAAGAAAAACGCCAACTGCAGGAGCGGATTCCCCATGTCACGACCCAATACATTTCGGCGCCTGGCGCTGCGGCTAAGCCCGTTCCTCATTGTGTGTTCACTGCTGGCTGGTTGCGCGACTACAACGCCGCCCTCGGCGTGCCTCCCCCAAGAGCCGGCGCCGCTGACGCCGCGTCTAAAAAAGCGGCCTGGCCCGCCCCCGGCACTAACGCCGAACTACTGGAAAGCGGCGTCACTCCGGCCGACATCCTTGCCCACGCCCAGGACTACGGCGAGTGG